AGCTGTGCTATCGCCAATTCCTAGATCCCAATAGGTATCTACTTTTAAGGAAGGGTCATAAGGTACTTTCGTAATACGCCCCTCTTCCATCGCTTCTTCTAGGTACTTACCATATATTGAGCCGGGTACATTGGCTACCCAGCTACATTCAAATTCCTGATTGTACTGATCTTCTGTCATCATCGCTTGTGCAGCTTCTAGTTCTTCTTGGTCTACTATACCTGTCTCTGATGCTTTATAAACTACACTATACCAATCTTTGTTCTGTGTAGCTTGTTCATATAAATCATAGAAAGCATTATGCCCTCTTGGTGTTCCTATAAAATAACAGAACGTAGGTTTCTCTTTTGTGTTTCTATCCGATAAAGCAGGTCGTATTACTTCAGGAAATACCGCTTCTGGGATGTCTGCCGTTTCATCAATGCAGCAGCCGTCAAGATAAAGCCCCCTGAGGTTATTATAATTTTCTGCTCCAAGTAAACTTATTCTTGCTCCGTTAGGTAAATCTATCCTAAGTTCTGTTTCATGGAACTTTACATTAGGTATCTTCCTAGAAAAATCTTTTAAGTAGTCAAACGCAACACTCTTAGCCTGTCTATAAGTAGGTGCTAAATACGCATACCTAGGATTAGGCCTATTGTTCAAGATTGCTTCTCTTAATAGATGATTTATAATCATCACAGTCTTGCCAAACCTTCTGTGCATCACTAGAACCGCCCATCTATGCTTTGGTAGCTCTTTGTGAAGCTTGGCTTGTAGTGGTCTTGGTGTATAGGGTATTTCGATGTGTGTGGGCAAGACACTCTCCTTTTCTAATAACACACGTATACAACCGAGCCGGTGGTTTGCGGGGGCGTGGGGGTCGTGCAAATTAAAAAAGCCACGCCTTGCCACGTAAAAAAACTCTCTATATATACGCAAAGCCTAGATTATAAATATTATAGTACGGGTTATGAACCCGTAAGCCTTTATAAATACAAAAATAAAAGCGGGGGACTCATGCGTAGTTGAGACAAACAGAAGACCCACCCAACCCAATTAATACAATAAATACTCAAGCCACCCTATGAGGTCGATTCGCTAAATTGTTAATTATTGCGGAGTAACTTGAGTCAATAACGATTCGTTATTTTATTACAAAATATAGGCTTTTCAGTACATTAGCAACCATTAATTACTTGTTTGTATAAATATCTTGACAGTAAGTGTCATACTCTTATCATGTTTATATTGTTAATTAAATATGAGGTTAAAAATGAAAACTAAAGAACTATTAAAAGAAACTACGGACAAAGTGATAAGTCTAATGAAGACTCAAGGAACAGATTGGGTCAAGCCTTGGGCTATAAAAATGGGTAACGAATTACCCATAAATTACACTACCCAAAAACACTATACCGGATTTAATACTTTTCAATTAAGTATGTCAGCCCTTGACTCTGGTTATGAGCATAATAAATGGGCTACTTATAAACAATGGGCGGGACTCGGCCACCAAATAAAAAAGGGTGAAAAGTCTACGCCTATTTTTTATTGGGACAAGTTACTAGTAAATGATGACTCGGGCATCTTAGACAGTAAAGGCCAACCACTTAAAAAAAATATATGGTTCGTTAAATACTACAGAGTTTTTAATGCGGATCAAGTTGAGGGTCTAAAGTTACCGGCTAAAGATAAAGACAATAACAAGCCTAAGATTTTCAGCAATAAACAAGCTGAAGAGTTCGTAGCTAATACAAAAGCGAATATTCAATATAAAGGCGGAGTCGCTTGTTATAAGCGTCAATTGGATTATATACAGATACCAACTAAAGAGTCTTTTATTGGTTCTGATACTTCAACCGCTGAAGAGTCTTTTTATTCTACGCTACTACACGAACTAGTACATTGGACGGGAGCAGAGTCTAGACTAAAGAGGATCAAGGGCGACTCTTTCGGTGATGATAAATACGCTTTTGAAGAGTTAGTTGCGGAGACCGGCTCAGCGTTATTGTGTAGTTTGTTAAATGTTAGCGTTGAGCCTAGACCGGATCACGCAAAGTATTTAAACAATTGGATTAAACAGCTAGAAAAAGATCCAAAAGTAATTTTAAAAGCGTTTAGCCAATCATACAAGGCCGTTGATTATTTACACGATTTACAAACTAAAAAATTAAAGAGGGTTGCATAATGATATTTAGAATATTTTTTATAACATTGTTAATTTTATCAACGTTTATTTTTGTTTATAGTTTTTTCAACTGTGACTCCCCCGCTATGGTGGGAGTCTTGTTTGTGTCATTGTTTGCCGGTATGCCGGTTGCTATGATTGGCATAGCCTTAAGCTTTGACCCTGATATAAATAGCTAACCTGAAGAGTCTTCAATAGACGAAACTAGCCCCCGGGCTAGTCGTTAGCAATCTTGCTAATAACATAATACGGAGAATAAAAAATGGGTAATAGAGCAGTAATTGGTTTTATATCTAAAGAGGGTATAAAAAACAAGGACTCTGTCGGTATATATTTACATTGGAACGGAGGGCGAGATAGCGTAGAGGGTTTTCTTGCCACCGCTAAACAATACGGAGTCAGAACTGATGAAGACTATGGAGTAGCTAGGTTAATTCAAATAATAGCTAATACTTTGGGCGGAACGTTAAGCCTAGGCGTTGATCAAATAAAAAATCTTGATTGTGATAACTACGACAATGGCCTTTATTGGGTAGATCATAACTTTGATATAGTTGGGAGAGAGTACAACACAAACGAAGAGCAAACAGAATACCCGCTAGAAGATTTTATTAAACATTGTAAGAAAGCAAACGACTTGCACTTCATAGGCGAGTCACAATGATAGACGTTATCATTACCGAGTCTAGTTCTCAGGTTTCCTTTGCTCTTCAGAGCGAGGAAGCCAGAGACTTTTGGAGCTACTTTATAGGAACTTTACCGAGTTCAAACAAAGTAACTATTACCAACCGAGCTTATGCCAATGATATATTCTGCGGTATGATCAATAACAAACTTAACTATAGAGTTTACAAGGAGGGTTTTTAAATGAGTAAACAAAAAGAATACAAATACACTTACAGATTTAGTGAGCAAACTATTGATGTAAGATATTACAAAGTAGAATCAAATAAAAAACTTACTAGATCGCAAATGCAAGAAATGGCTTGGAATTGTGAAGGAACTGGAGGAGAGTTTCAATGCATAGAAGAACCAGAATTTAAAGCTACCTATGAGGGTACTGAATATGGAGATGATGCGCAGTATCAAATGGAAGAAGGGTCAGAGAACTTATTAGACGGAGATGATTATGACTGGTGAGATATTAAAAGCATTAAAAGAAGCAAGTGTATCTATTGCGTGTTGTTTAGATGATGTTGAATCTGTAACTAAAAAAGATTTAGAACACATACAAAAACAAATAACGATATTAGAAAATAACTTAGATCCATTTTATGTAGAGGAATTAGAAAACATAAAAACAGAGAATGTATCTAATAACAAAGAACAATGGTCATTAACTACCGAGCAACAAAAACAACTTGAAGAAAAGCATTGGAATGTTTTACCGAAAGCAAGGTTTTTAGATTTATACAATGATGACTTTCAAGGAGATATTTGGCAAGATGTATGTCAAGTTTTTGATTGTGATTGCGGTATACAAGAAACAGAAAAGCTAACATTGCTAGTAGTAGGAGTGAAAACAAATGACTAAACAAACTAAAACTGATATAGCAATGAATGCTTTTGCTGATCTTTTAACTAGAGATATAACTAAACTTATAACAAGCGGTAGACATAAAGAAGCTATCAGCGTGGGTGAAAGTTTTGGTTTAGACAAGGAGTATATTGAAGAGCTTATTAATGATTACAACAAGGAGGATAACAATGAAAACAAGTAAACCAAAAATAGATGCAGTAACTTTAAATTTAATTAATAAATTAAAAGCTATAGATGATACAATTAGCGAGGGAGCTTGGGAGTATGTGAACTTAGGCGAAATAATGAAATTACAAGATGCTTTTCATACCGCTATAAATTACTATGGTTTGAAGAAAAAAGGAGGTATACCAGAGTATGAAAAAAATGGTAAATATCAGGAGTTCTGGCATAGCGATTACGTATGTCATACAGACCCAGAAGCGTATGACCCTAGTAAAGTAGAGGAGGAAAAAGAAGAGTAGATCAAACAAAGCTAAATCTAACTCTGAAGCCCTTTGATGAGATAGTAAACTCTGATAAGGGCTTTTTGATATTTGCTTTTGACTGTTCTACTATCACAATGAAAGCGTTTCGCTAGCCACGACCATCTAGCCCCACGCTCTCTGTTGACAGCACTCATAACTGTATACCATATAACCTGTCTTTCTTCCTTACCGAGTTCCCAACCGAGTTCCAATGCAAACTCTAACCGAGTTATATCTTCCGTAGTAGGTGCTATCCTTACCGAGCTTTCCCAACCATATCCGCTCCACGCATTTGCCAAAGCATAACTAGGCCATACCGAGCTATACTGCCTTCTTTTAACAACAGGTGGTAAGTGATACAGCGTTACTGCTGCTTCCTTAAATAAACGATCTATGTTGGGCATATCCCAGTTCATAGATATTAACCTTTTATTGACCATAACTCCTCATAGTTGTTTACAAAAATAAACTGATGTTTACGATCTAACCTGCGAACACTCTTGACTGTATCAAGATACGTTTGCCTGCTAGATTGTCGCTCCAATCTTTTAAAGATACGTTGCAATCTCCACTCTAAATCATCCATCTGGTATCGCTTCTTTACTGCATGACGATAGTTGGCATTCATATTCTTACTAGTCTTAGCTAACAATCTTTGAACATCAGTTGCTCTATCATCAAGTGATTCGCTCTTTTGATTATCTCTCTCCTTTTGCACATTCACACTTATTGTTTTTATATCCTTGCCGAGCCTAGTTTTACTAGGGTTTGCATTTTCCCTCTTGACAGAGCTTTTTTCAAGTTCATACTCTATAGAGAGCTTACTAGAGAGTAACACTCTAGTAGCTTCCCTTTTAAAACAAAAAGAAGTATGTGGTATGCTAACCCTTGCGGCCACTCTAGTTAGCTCTCTAGAGAGTCTCATAAATATCTCCTTGCTTCGTTAGTTTATCCAACACCTGATACTGGCAATGCTCTGCGTGCGGACTGTTCCATACTGCAATAGCCAACGCTCTATCCGGCTTGCCACCCTTACCGAGATAGTCCTCTCTCCACGTCAAGTTAATCCATTGCGAGGGTCTATGCCTGTGCCATTGCGCATACCCTCTACCGCATGACCATAGACGCTCCGGGCATACCAGAGCCATCTTCTGCACTCCGATAGCAAAAGCGTGATCTATGAACTCCCGTATGCTTTTAAATGGTGGGTTAGTTACTAGTGCCGGGGCTAGGGCTTCCTTGTACCTGAAGAAGTTCTGGTTCGTTCTGATGTCCGTAGAGATCACCTGCCTGTCATTCCTGCCTAGAGCGTTGCTGAAACGCATATCCCCTGCACAGGGTTCCCATATCCTATCGACATCCCAATGCTCGTCTATGAGCTTTACAACAGTATCTACGATGCTATAGGGCGTAGGATAGAAATCATGTTTGTTTCTTGTCATTGCTTTCCTTAGTTAGTTGCATAGGGTCTGCTTTGGTATTGATCGTGTACTTTAGATCCTTGTCTCGTATCTTGCAAAAGAGAAAGTCGTTCAACTCTGTTATCGTAGGCTTCCTGTTTGAATGCAAGGTTATAACTATCTCATACTTCATTACTGCCCCTTTCCAAAGTAAGGTTTACGCTTCTTTGGTTTGTTCATCATGTCTTGCGTTTTCTTAATTAACAAGTGCGTAAATCCATCGCTAGTTTTCTTTTGAGACATATCTATATGCCCTCTGTCATAATCTTGTCTTGCTTGTATAATAATATCTTGTTCTATCTCTACCCATTCCTTGCCATTTGGTCTTTTAAAAGCAATCAAATTCCAGTTGTTGCTTTTTCTAAATATATGATACTGGCTCATCGAATCAC